GATTCAGAAAGATTTTTCAAAGTCGCTAAACGAAGCGATCCGCACCCCTCGCAAGAGCCAGCCTCCCATTCTTCGAGAGGCTGGCGGCATTGTTCACATTTCATCGCGTTGCCTGTGCTGTTGTCAGGATTTCGAACTTTCGTTCTCCGATGCAAATTCGCTTCATGTGTCGCAGTGCGTTGCTAATGCAGGTCTTTCCAGTGAAGTCCTTGCATACTCCGTTGTGCGTGTAGATTTCGACCAGTCGCACCGTGTCAGCTTCGATTTTGATGATTTGAAAGTTTCGCATGATTCTTTTCCTTGTTTGTGTTTGCGTTGCGTTCGACTGATGGAGGAATATTACCATCATCGTCTGATTGTGCAATACACATTCACTCTGATTGGAAAAGATTTCTGAAAAGATTTACCGGCACGGCGGAGAGGCTGGCTGCTGGTTGACTATCTCCCATCGCGCACCACGTCTCTATCCCGTCCTATAGGCTTCCACTGCCTTAGTCTGTTCGGATTCAGCTTTCTTTGTCAGGCTCGAATTCCAGTGACCGGGTTTCTCGGGACGGTCTGGGTCGTCAGTTTGGACGTTGCCCAGATTGCAAAACCAGCAGTTTGTATCGATTTGAGTTCGTGAAACTCTCCGCCAACCTGAAAAGATTACCTTTTTTGCACTCGCCAAACAAAAACAGCCCAGACCGAAGCCTGAGCTGTTTTCGTGGATTGTGCGACTATCAATCGCGGTGCCTGAGTGTACGGGACAGGCGGCCCAGATTCAATGATTCTTTACGATTGATAGTCGCCAGTCGGTTTCCACGCCGAACAGCGTCCGCATCATACCGGAGATCGCAATAGCTCAAAGCACTTCGCGGAAATTGTTTGGCTGCTGGTTAAACGAAGCGAGCCTGCCCCGATCGAGGCAGGCCCTTCCCAGGCTTCGTTTTTGCGGGTCATGACGCTCGCGGCCGTGAAGTACGCTTGTTAGTCAACTGCTGGCTGTATGTAGCCCATCGACAATTCTCCCTTGAGTATCCCTTTGAATTGTCGATCCTGTCCAGCGAAAGCCCCTTGCCCGGTTCCCCCATGTCCTCTTTAAAGTTCACGAACTGTGTCCACGGATCGCAGATTGTGATGCCGCGCCCGCCGTAGTTCGCGTAGTCTTTATTCCCTTGGTTCAGGCATCGCTGACGCATATTCATCCACGCGATGTAGGCTCGCGTTCTGCGTTTATTGGATGCGTCATCTAAACCGATTCGCGGTTTGCATCTGCCGCATGTTTTCGACACGCCGATTTTTACAAGCCGCACCATAGTGACTGTATGGTTTCCGCATTCACACCGGAACACTGCCGACTTGACAGACTCACGCGAGGATCGAAATCCAGATCCAACCTGCGTTAGCTTACCGTTGACGACTGGCACAAAATCGCATTGAATACCCATGTTCGAAACTCCTTGAAAGTTTTGGACCACTGCCCCGGACATAACCACATGTCGCGGGGTTTTTCATTTTAACGCAACAGTAAACGATGGTCAAGAAACGAAGCGACGGATGCAGGTAGCCTTGCATCCGTCTCCCAGAGCTTCGCTGATCGGCTTCGCTTTTTATCCGCTGCTGCCGATCATTGTGGTTTTAGTGTGCGCTCGTCATCCCCCCGGAAAAGTCTGCGTGTGATTTCGCCGTGTGGTCATATTGCAGATCCCACGCAAACAGGGCGAGCGTCTTTCGGAACTGATTCGCGTCAGCGGCCACCGGCTTCACCTCGTGCCATTGGCCTGCAGTCTCGAAAATGATTGCCTGCCCTGGCTCCGGAAAGATTTCCCTGTTTCCGTCCGAGTTTTCAATCACCAACTGGCCACCGTGCTCCGGATTCCATCGCGAGTTCACGCCCATCACGATTGAGTGTGTCCGTCGCCATGTGCGAATCGGATGAGACTCTGCGTCAAGGTGCCGTGCAAGAAATCCACCAGGTGGCATTTGGTGGCAGCCCGCCGCGTGCAAATCGTAGTCGATAAATGAATCACCGATGTGCGGAATAACGGCCAGAGCCAGCGCATCCAGAGCGGCAAGGCACGCTGGCGGAAGTCTGTCGCGGTCCATCGAGCCGTACTTGTTGCCGGTCTTTCCATTGTAGCGATGCCAGTGAACCCAATCAGGCGACGGCCATGCCGCTTCGGCAGCGCGTCGCAGGGAGTCAGGAATTGCGTTCTTAATGATTTCAACTGGCATATTCATTCGCTTTCGTGGCTACAGCGTAGGAGTCTTTCCACTCGTAATTGCACTCCGCGTGAATGTCAGTAAAGCCACCGTTTTGAAACTCGGCAACAAGTTGCTCATGAGTGATATTTGCGTAATGCTCACCAGCTTGCAATGGACCACCGTCGACAGCAGAGTGCGGCAATCGCCCGGTGCCCGCACATGTAATAATTATCCTGCCGCCCGGCTTAATCCATGTCTCAGCCCGCGAAATGATCTGACACCACATATCAGTATGCTCAAGCACTTCCGTGCATATAACCAGATCCACCTGACATTCGGGACTGTAGTCAATCGCATCAATCACGATGTCGACCCCCGGCCCTGCCGCAACATCGATTCCGATCCATGACGCATTGGGAAAACATGGCCTGACTGAGCCGTTAATGTCCATACTGCCGATTTCAATGACCGTCAACGATTCATCCGTCGAAAACCGTCGAACGAATTCGAACGCTCCATCGTGCATTTTTATTTCCTCTGCTGTAAATATCGATTCCACTCAGGCCACACTACGTCGACCCAGTATTGATGCTCGTACATTCGCCGGCTGTCGTTCAAAAACAGGCACGCCGCCTCTCTTGGGTCACACATCTTGCCCGGCCAGCTTTCCGTGCCAGCAAACCACTGATCCACGTCTCTCCATTTTCGATTTCCGATTTCCGCCAATCGCCACCAGTAAAACGTGCCTGAGTATGCCCAGTTGTGCCACTTTCCAAGCAACCCATATTCTCGCATTGAGCCTGCCATCAGTGACGTGCGTAGTGCGTTGTAGACTGCCGGCCAATCATCGAGACAGCTTTGATACATCAAGTCCGTCCAGTCGCGAGTATGTGCCGGGTCGTCGTACTTTTGCCCCTTTGCATGGGCTGAGAAAACGACCTCATTCTCCCCGGCCGATTCCGGTTTAAGAAGTGACAGCATCGGAACCCACGTAACTACCTCGCGGAGCTTTTCATTGTTCGGCCGAATCACATGATGGTCAAACACCATGCCGAGCGATTCAGCAAACGCAATCACCTGACTTGCCGACTGTGCTTCGGGGCCTTCCGAGATTCCGATGATTCGCGTTCCGTTGAATAGCCGCCATCGCTTTGCCAGTTGTTCCAGATTCCACTTCCACGAGTCGTGTTTTTTGGCTGCGTAAACATGGTAGGTCAGATGCCGAATGGAAGACACAAATGGCCCGTGTTCAATCCGTGGTCCGTCTGCCTCTGATCTCCATCCAGTGTATGGCCTGCGGCTATTCTGCCTTCCGCCCCGAGCAACCTGTGGCCTTACCGGCCTTACTACCTTGCAAGTTGTCGTCGCACTTGCCAGCACGCCCGAAACAATTTCCCCGATCCGATTTCGCTGTCCGTGTTTGTCGCCGTGTGTTGCGCGCCATGATTGCGGCCATGAGATCTCGGCGTAGAGTTTCTGCACGATCGCCGCATGGTCGTGGCTCGACATTCGATTGAGCGACAGAAGATAAGTCTTACAGCTCCCGCACGACACAGGCTGTCCGGTGTCCACTTCGATCGCCGCCATCATGAGCGTGCCAGCATTTGAGCAGTCGGTGCATGATCGCTTTGAGCCGCATGATTTCCGTTGCGGGCCTGCGGTTCTCTGCGGACCTACTTCGGCTTTTAAAGCAGCGGCTTTCATCGCCACTTGAGCCTTGAGTCCAAACTCAGTGCCTGCGTCAATTTCGGCTTGCCAATGAGGAGGAATTCGGATCATTACGCAGTCTCGTATATCTGAACGCAGACAGGAAAATACTCCGTCGCTGGGGTCATAGCCGCTGCACAGCTCACTACGAAGCCGACGATACGCCCCGGAATACAATCGTCAAGCAAGAGCGGATTGCATGTGATCGCTGTGGTGATCACTGATTGCTCGTCGATGTCGATGACTGCGGGGATGTCGGGCCTCAGGGTAATCTGATATTGATTGAGAGTATTATTGACACAGCACACCGTGACATTCATGACCCATGTACGAGATACTCCATTGCAGTCAGTGCAACTGCCTAAGATATCACCCTCCCAGCAATTTGTGCCGCCTTCAAGGACGGTCCTGAAAGGGATCGTTCCTGTTCCGTTAAAGCAGGTATCACTGCCCGGCGATGGAACCGCTGTCAGGTCGACCGTAAGAGATGAATTTATTGGGTTCGCAGTTCCGCTGTTTGGAATGCCGCGACCATCGCATGAACAAGGCTCGGGACCACCGCAGTCGCAACAGCACTGTTTGCATGTCGCAACGAGCGATGTAGTCGCATCCAGTTCAAGGTAAATTGAGATAGACCCACAACCGGCACCTGAAACAGCACTGCCCTCCACGCCGTCAACCGTTGGGGTGACAATACATTCTCCGTACTGATCTCGCCCGAGCGCAAAGCTCAACGCATACGGGCCGACTGTCCCCTCCCAGACAGGGGCGTCGCACGGATACGAAATATCGGAAAGCTCGCCAGTCCAGAAAGTGAATCCACCGTAATCGCGAGTAATGGTCACGCATAACGTTGAGCAACTACACCGACAAGTCCCACAGAAAAAGTCATTACACCCCGTGTCAGGATCAGTGGTCAGTGCCAGCGGTCGCGGCTCGTGCTTCGTCCAAGTGAGCGTGCCCTCGTCGTATCCAATCGTGACGCCAACTGAACCGCCTGGATCTCGACAGCTTGCCCCTTCGTAGCAGGTTGCTCGGTAAACTTCTTCGCCGTCCAGCGTGACAACGTACTCGCATTCGCCGTATGCGTCACGCTCCCAATACGACACGAACGCCAACCCGCCGACAGTTCCGGTCCATGATGACCCGCCGAACGTGGCAGTACCGTATGTGGTAGGCTCACCGTAGATTTCGAGTTCCAGACATAGCGTGCAAGGTAGGGCACCGCAGCACTGATCAGCAGGAGCTATGTCACATGCTTCGACGGTGAACTCGGAGCACGACCTGAGCTTTGTTGTTCCTTTTCGCAGGTATCTGGGAGGCATTACGAAGCCTTCCTTGTGTTGTATTTCTTATAGCCTCTTACTATTTCCTCGTCCGTCCATCCGTAGGCATTGATTCGTGCCATCAAAGTCTGGTATTGCACGCCGAGAATAGTGGCTGCATCCTTTGCGTGAACTTGCTGGCCATTTATCACGATAAACTTAGAGTTGCGACGATTGCGAGCCTGATCCGTTCGGTTTGCCCATCTGCAATTCTGTTTATTGTAGTTCCCGTTCACATCAACTCGTTCCAGAGTTAGACCTTTTGGAGGATCGCCCATGTCTTGAAAGAACCCCTGAAAGGTGTCCCATTCTTCGCAGATAGTGATCCCTCTCCCGCCATAATCCACAAAAGCAGGTGCCTTCACTCTTCGACACCTATCTCTCATTGATAGCCACGCCCTGTAAACTGGCGTTCTAGTCTTTCCGTGCGTTGTGCATTCTTCTCGTATTCTGTCAACACAATAGCAGCCGCACGATTTAGAATGACCACACCTTAATCCTGGCCCCCTGCAAACTCGTTCGTTTCCGCATTCGCAAACACAATTCCAGATATGTGTTCGTCCGGTCTTCCCCGCATACGACGAAACCAGCCATCTGGAATATCTATGCCCAGTAAGATCAATAAACCCAGCAGTGTTCGGTATTGGCGATATGTTTTTCATATTCACAATTGTAACGCAGTACACTCTGCTGTGCAATTCCTTTATCTATTAACAAGTCGGCGCGGCACATAAATCGTCGATCACCCACTTCGGTGTGCACGTGCCTGTTAGCGGGTACATATACGTGGCACGTCCTGTTGTTCCGACCAAATCCGTTGGCGTCAATCCGCTGAGATAATTGCAGAGGTCGTACACGTGATACTCTCCACCGTATTCTGCGCCGGGAGGCGTTCCCGTGCAGCTTTGGCTGTACCATGTGGCTGTTGCAACCAGCGTAGTTTCTGTGACGTAGTCAGTGTCGGGGCAGAGGACATCGGTGATGGTAAACCAAATAGTTTCGCCACCACCACCGCTTGGCCGCTGCTGCCATCGACCGCGTTGCGGCGTTTCGTTGCGAACACGGCGAGCGACTTCGCGAACTGTCTTCGCGATTTGCTCGATAGCCTTCGGGCCGAGAACTGAGCCTTGTCCTGACCCTGCCCCTTGCCCTTCGGCAAATTGCACTGACGATGTTGAGGCCATGTGGTCAGCTCAGAGGCAAAGAGGAAAACGCACGGGTCGCGTAAACTTCGAACGGAAGAAACACGCATGTGGAAAACGAAGGGCTTGCTAACGCTGCTCCGCTGCCATTTAAAGGGACAGGAGCGCCGGGAAGCTCTTCGTCGCCGGGGTTTTTAATGTTGACCAGGCCCCCGTATGCAATTTCACGAAACCCAGCATCGAGCGGTCTGAGTAGCCAGCCTTCTCGCTGAAGGTGAATCGTGAAGCTCACTGTGCGGAACACGGTTCCATTTCTTCGATTGCGTTCACCCACCGTGACTGTTTGCATTTTTGCCAGCCCGATACCAATCGTGACGCCGTCGACGGTAAATGAATCGCTGTTGACTGCGTCTTGATAATCGAGAATCCACGTTGGGACGACGGCCAGATTCTTTTGCACAGTGACAACGCGGCGGCTGTCGTCCATCATGTTCGGCGGGTCAAACGGATCGCCCGCAGAATTCACGATGAAATTTCCGCTGCGATCAAACACGGCTGGACGCTGGAACTGTTCTGAGCCCCAAGTGATGACGGCAGAGTCATCCGTTGGATCCTCAGCCATCGGTCGCTGGTCGCTGTACTGCGCAGTAACTGTCCAGCCTCGCCACGGGTCCGTTGGGTCTGGCGTTAGAGTTGTGCAATAAGCGTTGCTGTCATCCGGATGGACCTCGCCAATGAACGGAAGTGATACGTGTGATCCAACGTCGTAGGCGGACTCGGTCTTTAGAGTTGTCGACAACTTAAATACGCGAGTGTATGAGCGTGATCCGCGTTCATTTGTTGCCGAAGCGTGATTTTCGCCGATGTAGGTTACTGTCATTCTGTGACCTCCACGGCCAGCCCCAAGGCAATTAGCATGGCCGCTTTATCGCCCGTGAACTCAGTGCCTTTGCCGTAGCAGCAAAACAGTTTTGACTCGTCTGCTTCGCACTTACGAGCGAATTGAATCGCCGCCTTTTGCTCGGTGGTCCATTTCGTTGCGTCTTCTTCCCATCGCTTGATCAGCTTTGCTTTCATTTGTTATTCCTCGAATGCTCCGACCAAATACACTGGCTGTGGTCTGTTTTCTCGCAGTGCCCGCTTAAGTTCTCGCGTCTGTTCTTTGGTCGCTTTGATGACTGGATCCGCTTGGCGAATCATGGCTTGCACGATCGTCGAATACGCATCTTGAGAACCTGCCTGCATTGCTCCAGCCAGTTGTGGCTCGATCTTCTTTTCCTTCTTCGCAGGATCGCCGCCGAAGATATTGGAAAGTGTGCCCATTGCAGCATCAGCTTTAATCTTGCCACGGTCCCACATGCCTTGAGCGGCCATCTGTGCTTCTGCAATTGGAGATTGCAGGGATTCCCAAAGGGATGAAACGCCTTCGGTCAACTTGGCTGCACCTGCTTTGATCGCGGGCTGTTTTTTAGCCTGCGCAAGTCCCTTTTCAGCAGCTACCAAATTGCCCCTAACACGTCGTGATTCCGCCATCGCATCATGCAGCTCTGCAGACGCCTCGTTCCATTTTTTTGACTTCCAGCCCGAAGTTTTTTCAGCGGCAAATACCTTAGCCTGCGCCTTATCAATTGCTTTTGGATCTCTGTTAATAAACTCTTGAAGAGCCTTGTCGTATGTTTCTTTTGCCTGTGCAATCGGATCATTCGCCGCAGCAGGAGCCGCATTCCCCGCAGCCGCTGGGCCTTGCAGTTTACCCATGAGTCCTTCAAGTCGGGCTTGTGCGGCTGCGAGGTTGCCGCTGCGCTCCATACCGCCGACAAGCCCGCCGGCCAGTCGCCCTCCAGCTCCCATCGGATCCGCCATCAGCATCGCCACGTCACCACTGACGCTGGCGAGCCCCGTGATCATCTCTTGAACCATTACCTCCCACTTGGCTTTGATGCTTTCGATTGCTACGTCAAAAGATGCCTCAATAACGTCGCCAATGAATCCAATCTTGTCCGGCATTTCGTTGAACTTGCCGAGCATCGCATTTGCTTCAGCCACGACGTTTTTAATTGCTGGCAGCATATTGTCGCCAATGGCGCGTCCAGTTTTCTGGATGCCTTCCATAAGCGAATCCCATTGACCCATCAGCGTGCTATTGCGTGCGGCCATCGCGCCGTAGAATCGACCGCCCTCCGCTGTCAGTCCTTGCAGTGCTTCTCGCATCATGTCAAAGCTGATCTCTCCAGCCTCGGACATCTTCAGAATTTCGCCCGATGTCTTGCCGAGCGTTCCAGCTAGTGCAGCGACGATACCAACGCCGTTTTCTGCGAACTGCTTAATCTCCTGCCCTTGCAATCGCCCCTTGTTGAAAACGTCGGTGTAGGCTTTGGAAAGAAACCCGAGGCGGTTTGCATCGCCGAGTGACAAGTCGCCCAACAGTTGCATCGTGTCTAGTAGGCTGTTTTCCGAAACGCCGGCTGCCATTAACACACGGGCGGCATCGCCAGCAGATTCAAGATTGAATGAAGTGCGAGCGGAGAACTTCTCAAGCTCATCGAAGAATCTTGCGGACTTGCCGACATCGCCGAGGAGCACAGCGAATTCTGACCGCATGACTTCGGCACTGGCGGAGAGTTTGACTGTCTCAACCAGCATGTCCTTCAGGCCCATCACGCCAGTTTTGGCGATGTCATAAATCGCAATTCCGGAAACGATCTTTGTAATGTCCGATGCAAACGAGCGAGCATCGCCGCGTGCTTTATCCAAGCCGCTTTGAAACTTTCGCCCGTCTACTCCGAGACGTGTTACAAGATCGCCGATGACTGCCATTAAGTTAGCCTCGCTCCTGCAATTTGAAGTGCTGCAATTGCTACATCGTCAGCCACTGTTTTGTTTCTCTTCG